CTACAATCACGATCGATGGGTATCGCCTTGAGACCATCGGTTCAAACGATGACCGAACTATCGGTGGCAACCATAGCCAGATCGTGGTCGGAAACAGCCAGTATGCCGTCGGCGGTAACCTAGAAGTCTCGGTACTCGGACACCTGTACCTGACATCACAGGAAGAGATGAAGATGGAGACTCCGTCGGACATGGAGATGAATGTCGACGGCAATCAGACTATGACCATTGCCGGAACACAGGACATCACCGCTAGTGTCACGAACATCAATAACAATGTTAACATTGACGGTAATCTAGACGTGACCGGCACAATCGATGCGGACGGCGTCATCACGTCTGGAACACAGGTAAAGGTTGGAGCAATCAATCTGACGACTCACCGTCATACCGGAGTAATGTCTGGTCTAGCAACAACCGCAACACCAGTCGCATAATATGTCATTACTCTGCGGAAGTAATTCGTCCCTCGATTCCCTCACTTCTACGACCGGGAGTATCAAGGATGTTCTCCAAAACGGAAAGAGCGGCCTGGCGTCTCTGCAGTCTAAGATTGCAGAGGCTCAGTCAAAGATACAGACTGTCCAAGCAAAAGTTGCCGAGGTGTACTCGTTTCAGGGTGAACTTGCTGCTCTGAAGAGCAATCCGAATCCACAAGCAATCGCCCAGTTCCTGAACAAATGGGGACCAAAAGTTCCGGCTGCTCAGACGTATGTTCAGAAGATCACACAGACTGCCAATAGTGTTGCAAAGGTCGATGCCTTTTACTCAGAATTAAAGGCTCTCAAGGGAGCCGGCCCTGCATCATATTCTAGTTTCATTCGAAAGTGGCAGACCAGCATTCCTGGTCTGAATATGTCCACCGCGATCGCGATGCTCGATGAGTCCGCACAGATTCAAAATCTGTCAACTGAGATTCCTTCACTGATCAAGAGCTCGAAAACGAATCTCAAATCTGGAAACATCAATACCAAGCTGCAAGGAGTTCAGACCGGGTTAACCGCTGCATCAAAACTTCTGGACGCAGCCGGTAAGATAGGAAACCTTGCTGCGCTGTCCTTGGATCTCTGCAAAGACATTCCGAACATCAAGATGAACACGACAACCGGTGCCGTTGTCACTGAGGCAAAGGAAGTTGTTGTACCCTCAGGAAATCCTGAGGTGAGTGAGGCCGTGGTCTCAACGGTCCGGACCAATTATAAGGGTCTAGTCTGACCTCAGAAATGCTGTATAAATAGGTGGAATTATGGCGGAAACCCTTTCAGACTACAATGTCAACGAATTAATTGCGACGAATAGGTCGCAAGTGGTCTCGAAAAGACGTTCGTTTTCTGATCTAGATCTTTCCCTAGAATTAAATCCCAACTTCAACGATATTGTTCCGCTGACCGATATTGACGCCGTCAAAAACTCGGTCAAAAACTTGATTCTGACCAATTTCTTCGAGAGACCCTTTCGGCCTTGGATTGGATCCAATCTCTCTGCATTGTTATTCGAACCCGCCGATTCGTTTACGATCATCTCCATTCGCGAAGAAATCAAGAAGGTACTTCGTAAGTATGAGCCTAGAGTCGACGACGTCACTGTTGAAGTAAAAGATCAATCAGATCGAAACTCTTATACCGTTACCGTTGGATTCCGCGTCATCTCGGTAGACGAGCAGGTGGACATCACCTTATACCTCAAACGCATCCGTTAACATATGGCACAGATCAACGTATCCGAACTAGATTTTGGCACACTCAAAGAGTCGATCAAGTCGCACTTCAAGAGCCAGTCAAAGTATAACGATTTCGACTTTGAGGGATCTGGCCTATCCGTCCTTTTGGATGTTCTGGCGCATAACACCCACTACAATGCCGTCACCGCACACCTCGCGCTGAACGAAGCATTTCTCGATTCGGCACAGCTTCGTGGAAATGTCGTTTCGCATGCCAAGCTTCTCGGCTATACTCCACGTTCTACTCTGGCCTCCACTGCTATTATTAATGTTGAGGTAGAAGCTCCGGTGAACAACGCTCCCTCATTCTTATCGTTGGATCGTGGCACGAAGTTCAGTACTGTCGTAGATTCTACGAACTATACCTTCGTCGTCCTGGAAGCTAAGCCAGCTGTCCCGAAGATCAATGGAAAGTACACGTTCGAGAATGTGGCGATCAAGCAAGGAACCCTAAAGAAGATGGTATATCGAGTGGATGAACTGATTGAAAATCAGACATACGAGATTCCAGATGATACCGTGGATGCAACTACGATGCAGGTCAGAGTACGTGACGGTAATGCAGAGTACTCCATCTATACACAGTTCACGACTCTGATTAATATCACTTCAGACTCAAAAGTGTACTTCATACAGGAGAATGCAAATGGAAAGTACGAGATCTATTTTGGCGATGATAATCTTGGAGTGAAACCAGGATCTAATAACATTGTTGAGATCGAATACGTCTACACTAACGGAAGAATTGCAAACGGAGCCACAAGTTTTAAGTCTGCCCAGACAATCGGGGGAATCGCGATCAATGACATTAGCGTCAGTACTGTTACTGGTTCATACGGAGGTCAGGCAAAGGAATCTGTAGAGTCTATTCGATATAATGCTCCACTGGCATTCATCACTCAGAATAGAGCTGTGACTGCTGATGATTACCGCGCAATCATATTGAGAGATTTCGGAAATATCGATGCAATCGCTGTATGGGGTGGAGAAACTGATCCTGAGCCAAATTACGGAAAAGTCTATATCTCAATTAAGCCATCCGGAAAAAACGCTCTGAACATTGCCGAAAAGACTCAGATCGTCAACACTATTCTTCGCGGAAAGAACGTAGTATCGATCGAACCAACAATTGTCGATCCTGAGTTTACTTTCCTGGAACTAGAGACTTTCATCAAGTACAATCCTAACTTGACCGATAAATCTACGGCCGGAATTGAATCTTACGTTCGCGATATCATTCGCCTGTACAACGAGCGAAATCTTCTAAAGTTTGACGGTGTTTTCCGTTATTCTCAGTTCCTTAGCTCAATTGATAACTCTGAACCGTCTATCTTGAATTCGGTTGTCCGTGTCTACATGTACAAGACGATCACACCGTTGCCTGATAGGCAGCGCAGCGCGTTCGTTTTAGATTTCTCGGTACCAACATATACCACAAATTCAACTACTTCGGTCCTCTCATCCACTGCATTCAAGATCGGGGGAATCGATCATTACTTCGGGGACAGTCCAATTCCTGGAACCGGAAACAGAAATATCTATATCTACAAGTTAATCCAAGGAACTCGAGTTCGTGTTGCTAGCGCTGGAACTATTACATCCGCACTTGGCAGAGTGGAACTGACTGGATTCCGAGCCGACGACGATACTCCGATCAAAATCACAGTTCTTCCAAATTCCTTTGACATTGCTCCAAAGAGAAATCAGCTGTTGGACATCGATCAAGAGTATGTTACGGTCACCGCAGAAATTGATTCGATTGCTGTAACTGGTGCAGGCGGTTCGTTTAACTATACTACGACACCTCGCCACCGCTGACCATGGCTTCACTGATCGAGTCAACAGCCAGCACTCGTAGGTCCACTAAGGAGGTGGCCAGAGTAGAGCAGCTTTTTCCGGATTCGCTTAAGCCAAAAGCGGCAAAGCTCATTGAATTCCTGAAAGACTACTACGACCTCGTCAACAAGGATGGAACTTCCGGGTATCGAGTTGCAGTTCGATCAGGTGCAGGAATATTCACGACCGGAGAAGACATCACTTCGATTGGTCTCGATGGCGCTCAGATCACCGGAAAAGTTTCTTCATTCACTGACAACGAACTCCTGTTATATCAGGTTACCGGAACATTGGTCAGAGGATCTACTATTATCGGATCCGAATCAGAGACGTTGGTTCTCACAAACGTTTCCGGATCGTTTATTGCAGGAGAGTCGGTCAGTTCTCGCGATACTTCCAATAATCCGGTTTCGGCTAATGTACTACTGGCAACTGGCAACACGTTATTAGTTAACAATATTGTTGGAAATTTTGCGGTTGTTGCTTCTCCTAACCGAAAGGTTGTGACAGGAGTCATCTCTAACGCAACTGGCGAAATCACTGGAATCACACAAGGTACTACCAGAATCATCAGTCAGATCACGCCGATCTACGACAATCCTAGCTATACGATCTCGAGAATTACAAAAGAGCGAGATATCGATCGGGCAACGCAAAGATTTTTCGAAATGCTGCAAAGAGAAACCGCAGCTAATGCTCCAGGGAAATTTAGCATTTCAGAGGCCGATGCTTATAAGAAGCTGATGAAGTATTATTCTCTCCGTGGATCATCCAATTCCATTGAGCTGTTTTTCAAGATTCTGTACCAAGATGAAGCCGAAGTTTACTATCCTTATAGCGATACGTTAAAGCCTTCTTCCGGAACATGGAACGCTTCACTCGGAAGATACACTGATAACAACGGATTCCTTTCGGATAACAAGAAGATTCACGACTCTTACTACTACCAGAGGTATTCGTACGTAGTCAAAACCGGTACTAATTCTTCTGAGTGGAAAGACTCATTCAATCGCCTGGTCCATCCGGCCGGATTCATTTTCTTCGGCCAGATTTTCTTGCTTCTGACAGCAGTAGAGCTTTTAAACCTGAAGACAGCATCCAAGATGCCGAAACTTCAGCCTGGACTCATTGGTCTTGAGGACTTGACCATGGTGATTGAATCGATCTATACCGATCTGATTCAGCTAAACGAACAGGGACAGCTAGAATACATTGAGCGCAATATGCGCGTGCTGTATGATTTCCAGAACATCCTGAGGCTCGAACTTCTGGGAGAAGGAAATAGTCAGTCTAACATCTTCTATAAGACCCTCGAATCCATGAAGTTTACTGGCTCCAATCCGATCGGAACTTATTCAAACAACACCATCAACGAGGCTATAAATAACACCGTCTCGTATGAACCAAATGGTATTCTCATTAATACGTACCAATTTACACCGTAAGCACCATGTCAGCAATCATCTCAACGGAATTCCGTAATCTAAACGCCAGAAACTTCAAGCAGAACATTCTTGACGATCGCGAGAATGTTTATCTGTTTATTGGCAAGTCGGACAAATGGTCTAGCACGATCGCCGGTACCGACGACGTTGTTCCAAATGGTGGACTTCCGAAGGATACTATTCTGGAACTCAGAGATGCCGATTCAAACATGATTGCCATGAAGAGCATCGGGTCGACCGATGTCATTAACCTGATCCCTCGTTATAATTGGGAGTCTGGTGCATTTTACGCGGCCTGGGATGATAACAAGACTGATATCTTCGATCGTGGAAACGACACCCCATTTTATG